ACCTACAGGACCTACTGGACATACAGGACCTACTGGAAGTCCAGGACTTGCCAGTAATACTGGATCTACAGGTTCCACTGGTATAACAGGTACGACAGGACAGATAGGACCTACTGGTATAACAGGTACTACTGGACCTACAGGATCTACTGGTATTACTGGTATTACCGGACCTACTGGAGCAACTGGGCGTACCGGATCTACTGGACCAACTGGTATTACCGGACCAACTGGACCAACAGCATCAACCGGAACAACTGGTACAACTGGCCCAACAGGTCCAGTTTTAACTAATACATGGACATTAGCTGATTCATCAAGTGCTACATGGATGCTACTAGGAACTTGGAATACATCACAAGCAGGTCATACATTATTCATAAATTTGGTTTCACATGCAGGTTATAATGCTGCAACAAATCAAATGCAAGTTACACAATTATATATTTTTACATCAAATGGTTCATCATTTATTGCCGGATCAACTGGAAATTTTTTTGCTAATGCAATGGCATATTCTAATAGTAAATTAGGAACAGCAAATACAGCTCCTTCTGTTTTTAGAATTGTACAAGTAACAACTTCACAGTATACAGTATATGGTTATTTTACTTCTTATATGGCAGGCAGTACATATAATATACAAATGACAACATCAAATACATGGACAGATAGTTCGTCAACGACTGGAACTCCATCAGGTAATTATATTGTTGTAACTCCATCATTCGTATAGAACAATTATGTTAATAAATTTAGTTCATTTAACTTATTTTAATTATAAATTAACATATGTTAGAACTCTCTGAAGAACAAAAATTAATTATTACTGCTCCAACAAATAAAAATATCAGAATTATTGCCTCTGCCGGAAGTGGCAAAACAACTACTCTAATAGCTAGAATTTTAACTTTAGTCAAAACATATAATATCCCTTTCTCACAAATCATTTTAACAACTTTTACAAGAGACGCAACTGAGATGATGAAAAGTAAAATAAAAGAATCAGTTAGCACCATATTTAACTTTATGTGTGGGACTATCGACGCAATTGCCAAAAGAATACTACATAATAATAAAATAGTCGATGAAAATAGTTTATTATCAGTTGCTGAATACATTCACCGTGTTATTAAATTTTCAAAAACTCCAGATGGCGAAAAATACTTTAAAAGATTCAAATATATCTTTGTTGATGAATATCAAGACATTGATTATCCTCAACATATCTTCTTTAAACGATTACATCAATTAGGAATAATTATTACTGTTGTTGGAGATGACAATCAAAATATCTACAGCTTTAGACATAGTGATGTTAATTATCTTATAAATTTTGATAAATATTTTGATAATACTTTAACATTCTTTTTAAAAACTAACTATAGATCAGTTAATCCAATTATAGATATCGCAAATGATTCTATTAAAAATAATAAAAATAGAATTGAAAAAGAAATGTTAGGAACTAATCGCGGTGGAAGTCTACCACTTATTGTAAAATCAAACTTTAATAATTATGACCAAATTATTTTATTTGATATAATGAAAAAAATTAAAAAATATCCTCTACATGAAATTGCCATCTTATCTAGAAATAATCATCTTCTCACAAAAATAGAAAATATTCTTTATAAGTATGGAATTGCAAATGTTTTATTAAGAGATGATGATATACGTGTTAAAATGAAACCTGATCATATTACTTTATCTACAATACATAAAAGTAAAGGATTGGAATTTCATATTGTTTATTTATTAGGTTGTGATGATGCTTTTTTCCCAAGAGTTAAAGATTTCTTAAAAATGGAAGAAGAAAGAAGATTATTTTATGTCGGAACAACTAGAGCAAAAACAAAGTTATATTATTTTTATTTATCTGATTATATATCACGATTCTTAACTGAAATTAAACCAGAATTAATAAAATGGGATAATGCTAAAATAGAAGATAAGAAATTATCTGATTATGAAAATCTTGAATATAAAAGTGGTGTAACAGAATTAATTAAAAATTTACGAGGTGAAGATTATATTAGATTACGTAACAATGGAATCCTTCCAAAAGTTAAAATTGATAAACACCATGCTGCAAATTCAGTTTATCCTGATACATTCGTATGGTCAAAATTTGTTAANAAAGAAAATTTATATACAGAATATGGACACTTCTTTGATACTATTATTACAAGATTTATATTAGAAGANAGAAAACAAGATATTGTAGATCATGCTGCTTTNAAAGTCNTACATAATATTCTATTAAATAATGATCAAACAAAATTAATTAACAAATACAAATACAATTTCAAATATAATCTAACTAAAATTTTAGAAGATGTTAATAATTTTGAAAATAATGATTCTATTAAAACTTTTGAAGCAAAGAAATGTATTAAACAAATTGAAGAAAATGATAAACAATCTATTAAACAATTAGTTGATTATTTAAAAAAACATATTAAAGATTATAATGTTGCAGATGAAGACATATTCTTATCAAAATATAATTATGATAAAGAACAATTAAATGTTATTAAAGATTCTTATACAAAATTTAAAGATCCTACATATAAAACTATTGATATTTTACCTGATGTATTTAATGTATCAAAATGTAATTCTATCATTGATAATAGACTAAGAATGTTATATGTTAAAATTTTAAATGAAAATATTANTGAATATTCATTATTAATAAATCTTATTAAACAAAATTTTATTCCATATATTAAAAAATTTAAAAGAGTTGATTGTAAAAAATATGTTAAATATGATATATATAATGGTGAATGCGATTTAGTATGTGATGATTTATTAATTGATTATAAATGTTCTGAAAAAAATTTTATTCAAATAGAATGGGTTTTACAATTATTATGCTATACTCAAATGTTAAGAGATGAGAACTATATTATAAATAGAATTGGTATATTTAATGTATTTAATGGTAAATTATTTGTAGCTAATATTTCTAAATGGAATAAAGGAAAAGAATTATTTGACTACTTACTTGACTTACAAGAAAAAATGTTGGCAAAAGATCATAAAGTTGATTATGAAGTTATTGAAGATACTGAAAATATTTGTAATATTACTTTTGAATCTATGGAGATTAATCCTTTTATGCATGAGTGAAAAATTGATCTTTAAAATATTAATTAAAAATTGAAAATACCAATTTTTATAAATATAACTCATTATATTTATAAAAGATGTCTTCCATATCTGAATACAGAGAGAATGCGAGAATGAAGTATGAAAGACACATTAAACAAAAGCAAGAAGAAGAATCTGAGAAATTTGCCGAACAAATGAAATTGACAGAAGAGAATGATGACGTATTATCATTCTTGACAAGTATTGATTCCTCATTGATTGAATTAGAATCAAATGATACTATTGAACTTCTTAAAATAATGGAATCACAAATTGAATCAATTATTCATCTTGTTAAAAAGCATAATCATTTATCTACCTTACAGGAAAAAATGAGTTCTTTAGTTGAAGTATTAAATAAGATGCATGAGAGACATAAAAATAATTTAGATAACGTTAAAATGATTGCTCTAATCATAAAAGATATTTTTAAATTGACAGAAGTTGATATTCCCATTGAAGTAATGGATGTATCAGATGACGAAAATGTTGCTAGACAGATTCAAGAAAATGAATATAAATATTAATTTATAAACACAAATTTAATTTAATTATATGTTTATTATATTAAATTTAAATATAATAATTTATTAATATGTATGAAATAGTTATTACAGGAGTTGCTGGATTTATTGGTTCATCTCTAGCATATTCGTTATGTGAAAAAGGATATTCTGTTATAGGAATTGATAGTTTATATTGTGGATATCTTTCTAATTTATCATGGGTTAAACCAACTCATAAATTTACTTTTCATCAAAGTTCAATTAATACTACTGAATTAAATGAATGGATTAAAAAAGATCAAATTATTATTCATTTAGCATGCATAAGTTCTTTACCGACAAATCAAGAAGACCCTCAATTTTCATATACAAATAATGTATCATCAATGGTTCATTTATTAGAAGTATGTCGTATCAAAGGAGTTAAACAAATTATTTATGCGTCAACCGCAGCAATTTATGAAAATACTGATATATTTCCAACACCAGAAAATATTGTAATTAAACCAACTCTTATTTATTCACTTGTTAAAAAACATTGTGAAGATATTATTCAATCATTTCATGATGTATATGCTCTACCTTTTTCTACACTTCGTTTATTTAATATATACGGATTAAATCAAGATATATTACGTAAAAATCCATCATTAATTGCTTATTTATTTGATTGTTTTAAAAATAAAAAACAACCAATTCTTCATTCAGATGGAGAACAAAAAAGAGATTATGTTTATTTAGATGATTTAATTAATTTAATTGAAAAACTTATAGAATCGGAACCATTAAATACAGAAATAAATGTATGTTCTGGAACAACAATATCTGTTAATGAAATTGTTAAAATAGTGCAAGAAATAATGAATGTTAATGACATAGAACCAATATATAGAGATCCTACTTTATTATGGGAAAAATCATCAAAAATATGGGAAGGTGAATATCCTTTTTCTAAAGAAAGAATGATAAATGAAGTTAAAAAATATTCATTGGGAGATCCTTCAAAAGCGATTCAATTAATTAATTGGACTTCAAAAATAACTTTTAAAGAAGGTATTAAACTCATATATGAAAATCACAAATTTTAATAAATTAAAGTTTGTGTTTCTTTCCCAACTCACGATTACTCGTTTTCCGAGAGAAGCTTTTCAAAAGCTTCGATCACCCTCAAATCGTATGCTGTGAGTTTGTTCATCGGATCCAGCATCCGATCAACGACTGAATCGAGAGTTCCCTCGGCGCTCGCCGTGTCGTACAGGGCCTTGGCGTCACGCTCGATGCGCTGCTCCGTGGTAGGGGTCATCACGTAGACGATGGCTGCAAGGATCAGGACGCAGACCCAGAAGATGACGGGCGACATTTTGGGAGAGTAGATGTAGCTAGTCGTGAGGGGGTGTAAAAATCTTAAAGGTAATAATATACTAAAAAAATTTCAATTTTTATTTAAAAATTGATCTTTCAGCCTAATTTTTAATAAATCTTAAAAAAAAAGATTTATTAAAAATTGAGCCTTCAGCCTAATTTTTAATAAATCTTAAAAAAAAAGATTTATTAAAAA